TCTCCTACTTTTATATAGAAGAATGGCTGATAATCGCGAACAAATATAGCACATGTTTCTCCCTTCTCATTTAATCCAAACATTTGAATAGTTGTAAAATTCTCATTTTTCTTATATTTTTTTTCTTCGTGGCGAGACTCTTCGCATTCGCCATCGCCATCACTATTTTCGTCTTCTGTGCGTTTTTCATCAAATATATTGAAATCCAATAGACGGAAAGATGTATCATATGGGCGCGTAGATTCTGTTGCTGACATTATGTGTTTGATAGTATACGGTAGTTGTTAAAAGGATGCAAAGTACGTTTTGCCTTAATCTTACATACTAAATTATGTTTATTATGTTTATCAATTTTTTATAATAACCAAAATAATGGTAATTATAAATAAAATAATGTACGTATAATCTAGATTTTATTAACATTTGCATCCACGTTTGTGGCATCTTTTTGTGCAACAGGGTTTAGAGCGTCCGCGATAGCAGGGGCATGTACTTCGGGTGCATCCGCCAGGGCAACGGCATGAACGTTTACGACCGTGGCCGCGAACTTTACGCGTACCGCTTCGTTTCCTGTGAATTTTTTTGGTAGAACGTCTACGACGTCTTGAACCGCCCCCAGTTTGTGGATATTGCATTCCACAACTTGAACCGCCTCCGGTTTGTGGTAATGGATTTTGCATTCCGCAAGTTGACATTTTTATATAGAATATATACTATCTGTATATAATATTTTATAAAATCGTGAATAAAAATAAAATATTTTAAGAATATATAAAATGTTTAACTACAAGGAACTTTTTATGGCGTTGCGTACAATTGGTATTTTATACCTTTTTTACCTTCAATATACTTATTATGTAAGTGTACCTATGTCTGTAATATTGCTTATTACTATCGGATCCATGGGTTTAGCTTGTTTCTGCAAGTCGCGTAATACATCTCAGATTGTAAATCATAGTTTGTACAACTACGCGATATCTTTAGCAGGTATCATAATTATCCTAAAACAACATATGCAATTATTCTAAAACGCAGTTGTGAGATTTGTGAGAAATACAAATAAAAATATAATAATGTAAGATTATATTTTTATTTTGCATTATAAGTATGTAAGTATGTAAGTATGTAAGTATGTATTATACATCTGTGTTTTTGTAGCATTCAAGTAAACGCGCCGATGGATCCTTCTCTTCGCAAAACGGATGTCTCCAATAATACGGAATTGTGTGTTCGCATCTATTATATATTTTTTCAAAAATAGTTCTATAATAATAACTTTCTTTGTCATATGGTTGATTATGAATATTTGCGTGTGTCTTTGTAATAATACGATTATAGTTGTAATATTCGTCATCCTCCATATTAGCATCAATATGTTCCTTAATAACCTGGAACCAACTTCTTTCGTGTCCACTTACACCGTCACTAAATGCCTCCTTTCTACGCCATAATATGTCATCTGGTAAAAGCCCATCAAATGCCTTCCTAAATATATATTTCTCAATACGCTCATCTGTGAACATCTTATATCGAGGAGGAATACTCATTACATATTGTAAAAACTTCTTATCTGCAAATGGTACACGTGCTTCTAATCCTGCCCCACTAATGCTCTTATCGGAACGCAGCAAGTCGAAATAACAAACATCGCGAACCATGCGCTCATTTTCGCGTTTAAACTCTTCTTCGGTTTTTGCCTTCATAAATCCACGATACGACCCAAAAATTTCGTCCGACATATCGCCACAATATATAACACAGTCGTCCGTATTTTCTGAAATGTACTGGCTTACTAAAAAATTAGGGATTGATGCTCTAACCGATGTTGTATCATAACTCTCGATTTGTTCAATCGTCTCTTTAATAGCATCCAGGAATTCTTGTTCACTAAGACATATTTCGTGATGATTTGTTCCTAAATAATCCGCAACTTTTCGCGCCCATACAAGGTCTGTTGAACCTTTCAATCCAATGCTATATGTATTCAAATCTTTTGCAGGTATATGGCGACACATGATTGCTACAACTGATGAACTATCCAGCCCTCCCGATAGAAGCGCACCTACTTTGCGATCACTCATAAGTCGTTTTACAACGGCTTCTTCAAATAAGGTGGCAATATTTTTATAAATATTTTCTTCAGTATCTTCTACTGTTGGATAATTGTAAATTCTTTCGATACCGTTTGAGGATTCTATAATTGTTAGATTTTCATAATAACTGTAAAAATTTATATCAGGTGTATTATTTTCATCCATTTTATATACAGCGTAACACCCTGGTGGAAACTGCATGGCGTCGGGTTGACAACATTCGCTTATTCCTTTAAGTTCGCTTGCAACTTCTATTATATATTTATATTTTGATGATATAAACAAAGAACGAACACCAACAGGATCACGAGCAATATACGTTGTATTTGTATCATAATCATGAAGTACGAGTGCAAATACACCATCGAGTCGCTGCAGCATATCACGAAAACCTATTTTTTTATAAAGATGAATAATAATCTCGCAATCTGATTGACTTTTGTATTCTTCCTCAAGGTGGAACTCTTTTATAAGATTTCGAAAATTGTAAATTTCTCCATTACAGACAAGGCGACAATTCTTAATAAAAAATGGCTGGTTACTTTCAGGTGTTTGACCATTAATTGCTAGACGATGAAAACCCCATATTGTATGATATTTTTTAGATGAAAGTTTAGAAGTGTCATTTATAAACGAACTGTTGTCGGGTCCTCTGTGTGATATTTTATAGAAATCGTTTTGATAGTACTTTAGATAATACTGTAAAGAAGATTTATATGATTCAATCGCTTCATCATTTAAATATTTTTGCACAAAAAATATACCGCACATTTTATATGTGATACAAATAATATATAACTAGTGGTTACATGTTAATATTTTGATGTCTTTAACTCTTTTATAAATATAAAATAATATAATACGGTTAAAAATATTATGGATATAATAAAAAATATATAGTATTAATTTATTATATAATAAATATATAAATGTCTTCAGTATCTGGTTTAAATAATAATAGAATGTATGGTGTTCCAAATAAATTATATTCTTGTCAACATGAACGCAATGGTGAAATAAATGATAGAATATCATCTAGAAATGTTCCATCTGCGTCACTTAAACCTTTTTATTATCAGACTCCGGTTTCTACAAAGTATGGTTATATGCAAATTTTAGATCAATATAAGCCACCAAATGTGCCACTTAATAACTATCCTATTTTTAGCCCTCATACCACATTTAACCCTGGAAATAATATGGCACCGTGGGATGGATTCGCAAACAACGTAAATGTTGAATCAACACTTCGTAACCAGTTTTTTGCGTTACAAGATTGTCAACAAGCAGAGTATGTTCCTTCATCTAGAAGTGACTTATATAATGTACATGTTCCGCCAAAACCAGTGAAACAACCTTACCCTGGTCTATTTAAAAGAGAAGTATTTGATCACTATAATCCTAATACTAATAATTTAGGGAATAAGTTTTTTAATAATAATACTAGGAATGAAAATAAAGATGTTGTGCTTGAAGAAGAAAAGCAATTTTACACACAATAATGTTTATTTTATAGAGACTTTTTATTATTTTAATACGAATTACGTTGTAAAATAATAATATTTTTTATATATGCATCTTAAATGGATATTAATGTGTTGAATGATTCGAATACCGAAATTCCTCATGACATTACAGAGATCGCGGAAAATATAGTAAATATAAACACTCTAAAAAATGATAATATTGCATCTACGACTTTTAATAACATTAATGGTATTAATAGTGTTGACTACATGACACTTGAAATTATGGCGAATTCCGACACATATAATAAATATCTTAAAAGAAATCATTTGGATCATGATTCTGTTTTGAAAAAGGAGAAAAAGTTTTATAGAAAACGCATTATTTCGATGACAAAGGATATACTATTTAATGGTATATCTAAAAATACAATAGATGAAAATAATATTACAGTAAGTGAATCATCCAATATAGATGATGTTATCATAAATGCTTTTAATACTTATGCACGATTATGTATATCGTATTTTAAATTTAAAGATACTATGGATACAATCCAAGGAGAGTATAAAGATATGGATATTAGTGATAATGTTCATGGAAATAGTGATGAGAATCAAGATAAAAACGAAATTTTAAATAATGAAGAAAATATAAATGAAGCAAATAAATTATTTATGAAACAAATGGATAAAAAAGTATTAACATTGGATAACTTTGTAATAAAATCATGTCCTCCAAAAGAAGAAATGGTAATACCCAAAACAAAAGATTATAATCTGAATGACCCGAAGTTCAAAAAAAAAGATATTAAAAAATTTGGAAGTACAAAATCTAAGATAAGTAAGCCCAACAATAAACAAAATTTTGATACTATAGTTATTAATAAAAAATCTCAAAGTGATATAGAAAATTTGTTAGATAAAAATATCAATAATATAATATAGATGAAACAAAAAAGAATAAGTAATATTTTAAAATTTGCAGATAATGTTATAGTTGAAGGTTCAAGATCCAATAGTAAATATAGAAAAAAAAACAAAACAAAGGTACAAAAATCGAATAAAACCCAAAGAAGTGTAATAAACAATACCAGAAAAAATAAACAAAGCAAACGAAGCATTCGTGATAAGAATAAAAATAAAAGTGAAACATATAATCAAAATATAAATTCTAAGTTAAGTAAGGAATTATCGACAAACGTAGAAGAAGAAAACGATCCAGACATAGAAAAAGATTCAGATGGGTTTATAAAATTAAAATGTAGTCCAAAAATACAAGAAAACGACTTCACGTGTTATAGTAACGAATCTTTGATGAAACTTAAGTCATTATGGAATGCGCGACATCCTGATGTTATAATAAAGTCAAATGAACCTCGTGAAATATGGGCTTCGTTGAAAGAACATTTAAAAAATGTATGTAATAAAGAATCCTGTTGGTTAAAACAGAACTTTGCATCTTCAGGTATAGATAAAGAAATGCTTAACTATACTTTTGCACCAAAAAGCCCCGATGATTGGAAAAAAAATCCGAATGAATGGTTAAACAGTATTGATATAGAAAACGTTATGAAACAATATGAAAAAGAGTTTCCTTATTTTGATTTTATAGGTGCTGCACCTATTGACTTTGATTCTCCTAAAATGTACGGGGAATGTGTGTGGGAAGAGTTGTGCCACTTTGATTTAAATATATCAATAAGAAATGGTAAAAATAAAATAGGTTTTATATTTAATACAGATCCACACTACTTATCTGGATCACACTGGATATCTATGTTTGTTAACTTGAAACAAAAATACATATTCTTTTTTGATAGTACAGGCGCTCCTCCACCAAAAGAAGTGAAAAAACTTATTAAAAAAATTACCGAACAAGGCAAAGTAGCTGGTATAGAGTTTCGATATATTCAAAATAATAAGCATCATCAGAAAAAACCAACCGAATGTGGAATGTATTCACTTTTTATGATCATCAATTTATTGCGCGACGTTAAGAAACCCGAAGATTTTATTGTCGATACATTCCCGGACGAAGAAATGCAGAAATTTCGTAAATTATACTTTAATAGCGATTTATAAAAATTATTAGTGAAATTTAGTTTTATTTTTTATTTTTTTTCTTTTTTTTATTTTTCTTTTTTGTTATAGTGTTGTTTGTTATAATAGTGTTATCTTGTGGAAACATATTTTTATTTAGAGTAATTTCTGTATTTACATTTTCGAGTGTTCTATATTGTCTTGACCAGTTATAAAAATGGTACATACTTAAATCTGTTATATTTTTATAACAATCAGTAATATTTTCACCTATAGAATGTATTCCAACCGTTTCAATTGATGAGATTTTATATATATTCTTACTTCTAGTTGAATATGAATCTATTTGATTATTTATTACTATTTTATCAGGTAAGGTATGTGTTGTAGGATACTTATTATCAATCGTATTTGCCCATATATTACAAAATCCAAATATTTCTATCAATGGATTATTTTCTATAAATTTCTTTAAAGTTAAGTTAACATTATAATTGTTATCATTTTTTTCATTTTTTTCAAACTTTGATTCTGGAATATGCAAATATTCATCCAAGTCGCAAAATATCATATAATCGCACATATCTTTTCCATATCTATAAATAGCATGATGTATTTGCCCCATTTGTGCGTGATGACAATATTTGTACATATTAGGATTCCAGTAATTAAATTTCCATTCAACTAATGTAACATCTTCGTATTTGATAAATATATATTTAATTTCTTTTGTCAAAATACCATTATAGTACATATAAAAATGTGACACTCCTTGATTTTTATAGTAGTTGTAAAATAATGTAAATAGTTTATAATCATTTTTAAATAATGTTGTAAGAGTTAAAAACTTTTTAGGTTGGTCATCTGTAGTTATAATATGATGTAAAGAATATGATTTTTTAATGTTATTACACTCTACATCTACAACAATCGTACTTGATGTCTCTTTATGCGTTGTATAATTATAAACATAAATTAGAGCAGGTTCAATGTTATCTTTTACATAAGAATGTGATAATTTTAAACGATTATTGTCTACATTAACAAATATTTGTTCATGATCTGCTTGTTTGTTGTATATTGGCATAATAAGGTATATTTGATTATTTTTATAAAAAATATCGAAGAATAATAGTTTTATATTTGTTAATTGAAAATAATTTATATTATTTGATAAATCGTGATAATTTGTTGAAGCATTCATAATATACTTGGTTTGTTATTAATTATATAGTTATTTTTTTTATATGTATTTGGTGAAATACAATAATATTTGAGTATAAAATATATTAAATATTATTTATAATTTAATATAGTAGTTTATATACTTTATTATTTAACATATAAGCAGGAATGTCATTTACAGAGTTTACAAAAAATGATAATAAAAGTATTATATGGGGTTTATTGCAAGAGGGAGGAGTATTTAATGATATACCAAATAGTAGTTTTGAAAATGTAAAACGAATATTTGAGTCATCTATTTATTCTATGAAACCCGAGTTTGATGTATTTTTTGAAAATAATGACGAAGGAGATGATGGTTATGATAATAAGGCATCTGAAATGATAATGAATAGTAATAAAACGGTTATTAAAAAGATGATTCAAGAATTGGGTAAGTTTAAAGTTAATCGTACACCGACTGAAAATCAAAATGTACAACATACGCCAACAAACATATTACCTGTTCCACCTCGCTATAATTCGTCAACAAAGAAACCAAAAATAGAAGAGATATATAGAGCTGATGATTTACAAAAAAGTAGAATGAGTGAAATTGAAGTTCGTATGAAAGAGAAACAAGAAGAAATGGATAGTATGTTAAATAATAAAAAACCCGTAGATATTGATTTTACGGATAAAAAATCAGGATTGAGCGATACTAAGTTAGCAAGTAGTGATATGGAAAGGCTACTTGCGGAAGCATTATCGTCAAGGCAGCAAGAATTAGATCAAGTTAATTTAAATAATGAACAGCATAGTTTGAATAAAAATATAAATGCTGAAGAATGGATTAAAAGTACATCAACAAAGCCGATAAATACTGCGAATACTGTGAATACAAACAAAGAAATAAAACGTCCTGTAGAGAGCACAAATAAAAAGTCTTCTATTCAAGAAACAATAGATCTAACCAAAAAAAGTGTAACATTTAATGACAACGAAAATATTAAAATACGTTATGAAAATATATTGGATGCATCAGACGGATTAGATGCTACAAATGATATAAATAATAGTGTAGACAATGATGGAGAAATTGAATTATCTATTCTCTCTAAGTTAAAGAGAAGTAATACTAAAACAGCAAATAATGCGCCTACAAATAATATAATACATAATTCAAATTCTTTATTGTATAAACCAATACCACTTGACGAATTTATGGATAATGATAATGATAATGATAATAGTAAAAATAAGTACGAGGATGACGGTGACGGAGATGGTGATGAAGATGGTGACGACGATAGTGAAGTAACTAACTATAAAGGTTCTGAATATAATTTGTATCCTTATTCAAAAAAACGCTTCGCGGGAGAAACGGGAGAATATAAGAAATTAGAGGATAAAATAATTATAATTCAAAATGAGTTAGAATCAATAAAAAATATGCAAGAAAAAATATTACATATTCTTACCAATGTTAATGTAGATCAGAAGATAGATAAGTTATAAATTATTACTACAATTACTGATGTAATAATTTATATTGAATTTTACAATTTCTCACGAGTCTCCTGATGCGCTTTTTGCCGAACTAGGAGGTTTGCTAGATGAACTTGTCCTATCCTTCGTTTTTTCCGGCTTTTTACTTTCTGAAGCACTAGACTGGGATAGAGATAATTGTGCTTGTGTTGGTGGCGCAGATTCAGGTGGTACGCTCTTTGGTGCAGCCATAGCAACTCCTCCTGTTTCTCGCAATACTGAACTACTTCCTTTTACAAATTTTTGTTTACCGTCTTGTCCTTGGATTAGTTTACCAACAACTAGTGGATCGCCTCCCATATCTTTTGCAATTTCATAACTATTCCAGTCATATACTATGCCACTTGTTTTATCAAAAGCGAATTTTGTCTTTTCTCCGTCTACTGTCATAGTTATACTAGTAAGTCTTAATTCTTTTACTTCGGTATTACGTGCAACTGCTGTATCTGATTCTTCGGCACTTATAGACGGATTATATGAGAAGTTGTTAGATGTGACACTTCCAAAACTGAAACATTGTAATTTTTCTTTTGATGCAATATCTCTATGAATAGCACAGTCAATAGAAGCTCGTTTTATAGCCATAAGTAATTGTTGATTAATTTCTTCTTTTATTGTGGATATTTCAAATAAAGCCTGATCGGTTGTTATTGCCAAGTCAGAATTTTTCTTACTAACATCATTTAATTTTAATTCAAGCGATGCATCTTGTGCAAGTTGTTCGGGTGTAAAACCCATAACATAAATCATGACATTAACTGTTCTATTTTCTTCGGGTAAGTCATTATGACTACATATACGTCTAGCCCTCCCAATAACTTGTTCAATCCTAACAGGTTGCCAATATGGCTCTGTAATATGCACCCATCGAACATTCCGCAAATTAATACCTTCTGCACCTGAAGCGGTGATCATAAGTACTTTTATAATTTCACCCATAAAATTGTTGGTAGACTTAGGCATGAGTTGTTGTTTGATAGTTACAGGAATATAATCCCATGTACTATTAAAAATATTTCTTATTATCTCACGCTCCTCATCGGTCTCTGTGCCGGTATAAAGAGCATACATTCGTTTTCCTTTATCTTCCTCATTTAAATCCCATATCCAGTTCCCTGCATCATTTTTTTTTATTCTAAAACGGGCATATCCATTAGCATCGAGTACAAGCGAAAATAAGCGAATACCTTCAAGTGATCGAAACTGGCTATAAACTAAATGAAGACCCGCATGATGAGGCTCTTGTATATTTTCCAACATTGCTAAAAATTTAGGACTATAGATTTGCAATTCTCCTCCTTCTCTTGGTCCTCTCAAATACCGCATTTTATTTTGCTCTACTTTTTGTATAGCTACCGCTATTCGTTTTTCATACGATGCATCAACTTTGGTAGACATATCTTTTGCAATTTCATCTACATCATCACCTGTGTGTTCTCCATTTAAATTTTGAACACGTTCAGATACCGTGAGTGCATCAATATCTTCTTCTGTTACTCCATCCCTTATAGCACCTTCAACATCATCGGAATCTTTTGGACGCGGTCTCTGTATTTCTGTAGGAAAAACAAAATTACAAAAAAGACGCGAAAAGATACGATAAGAAGAGACAGCGTCTTCATATATATCATCTCCTCCTCCAGCACCCGATTTGGGGGCAACAGGCCTTTTTTTACTTTTTGATTTTTTTTCCAACTTTCTCTCTGCTTTGCGTGCCGTTTCATACTCTGCAAATTGATGATCACTCATGGGTATTGTAATGACTCTAAAGTTAACTGCTTTATCGTATCTAGGCATTAACTGTTCTTGTGCACTACGAAAATAAGAAGCAAGTCCTAATATACGTCGAATAAACATATTGACATTTTTTAGATTGCCGGTTGAAGAGTCAATAAAATAAGATCGGAATTCATCAAGAGAGTCTGGCAATGCTTTATATGTTTGTACCGTAATGCTGCCTGGTTCAATAGCAATATCTTTTCCACGAAGTGTTGAAATAATGAGACGTTCAAAATCTGTGTCACTAATGTAAGACGACTCTGATTCTGATTCTATACGTATAACACCATTGTACTGGCCTTTGTCGTTCATATTTACAAAACCAAATGGATTACGTGTAACAGTAAGTATATGAGAACTGTCATCATAATCCATATAATCAAGGCTGTTTACGGATTCAAATAATTTAGAAAGAGATTTTTTATCGATTTTTGATCCCGCTTTTGTACTAACTTGTAGGGGAAATTTCCACGTTTTTATATATCCTCGTAAAATATTAAATATTACAGCTACTTCATTTGGATAGTTAATAATAGGTGTTCCACTGAGTAGAATAATTTTCACATTTTGAGCATTCATTAATAATTCATACATTTGCATCGACAAAGACGAAGGACGTTTTAATTTATTTACTATACGACTAATAAAATTATGTGCCTCGTCTATGATTACAACGTGGTCGCTAAAAGGATTATTATTAGAATCAACCGGCATAGCCTTTAACGTACTCATCCTCATACCGTTATAATTATAAAACGTATATTTAGTTTCGATCATCTTATTCAATTGTGTTTCAAGGCTAGTTAACTGGTCGCGATTTAATGAAGTATAATTAGAAGGTTTTTTTACATTAACGAGCCATGCACCTTTTGCGGATTTAATAAAATCTTTTGGTAATGATAATATTGCCGACAATGTGTTTATCATGGGATCTAATTGGCTAGTAATCGGTACAAATTCCCAGAATTGATTTTTTTTATATATTTCATCGCCGCATTTTTTCAACTCTTCAATATAGTTTCGTCGTAGAGATGCAGGTGTTAACACAATTATATTTTTATGTGTTTTTAATCCTTCGGCGATTGCAATAGAAGAACATGTTTTACCACTACCTAGACCGTGATATAATAAAAGTCCACGATATGGTGTATATATATTTAAGTAGTCGGTAACTATTTTTTGATGTGTAAGTAAAGAAAATTCCGAACTTACAGCGGGATCACACGATATTTGATCCTGTTTACCACTCAACTCATCATAGTAAGGCATAAATAGTTGATTTATAAAATTAATAAATTTTTGACGATTATTCATATAGTAACCGGACGCCATAACTCCTACATGTTTTTTCTGAGGTAGTCTTTCTCTTACCGCTGATCCAAGAATTTCCATATCGGTTATATCGTGTGACATTAAACCGAATTCTGGTTTAGCAGTTACTCTTGATCGTGAGGATTTTTGTAATGCTTCCGTTGCCGACTTTGTTAACTCGGCGGATACTTCTTCACCTCGTTTATCAGATAATGTATCCAGAAGTAAAGATGTGTCTTCAGTCAAAAATATATGCTTTGGCATTTTTTTTATAATTATGATTTGCCTAAGCGTACTTGATGTTTCTGCAAATGAAACTTCCTTTACGGGCTGTTGTAATTTTAGAGATTTTGCTGGTTGTTTTTCTTTGCTTATTTCACCGGGTTTTGCTATAATTATCGGTAACGCACCTCGCAAATTTTCTAATATACTTTTACGATCTACTAAATCATCCGAACGTTTGTCAATAACTGTTACTGGTGGTGGTTGGTAAGATGGTTCATCGCTACCTTCACCTAGATTGGGATCTATTTGTCTTTGTACAGGGAATCGAATAGTAATTCTTTGACGCGGTTTTTCTTTTTCTACATTTACTGGTTTACCTTTTTCTTCTAATCTTGCTAAAATAGATGGAGGTGCTAATTGTTTTTGAAGTGCGTTAATCATTTGCTGTGCGGCATAGTCAACGCCAGGGCGTTCGCTTGGAAGTACTTTTGCTCCTACATTTGGAGCTTGTAAAACATCTAATTGTGATTGTGGTAGTTTTTGTTCTTTACCTATATTTTCGATATCAAGTAGATCTTCGCCTTGGGTTAAAAGAGATGCGATTGGTGGTGCAGGGAGTCGCGGAGTGGTGGGTACAGGTGCATTGGATGCAGACTCGAGCAAAGAAGTTGGAGATGCGATAGTACTCATTATATCGGTATATGATTTTGGTTTCAGAGAAAAATTCTGAGACTGTGATTGAGATTGAAGTTTTGCTAGTGAAGATCGTATTTCCCTATTTTCTTCCATGTCAGATTGTGTTGCACTTGCAGGATCAGCTATTTTTGTATTAGATTCTTGTAATCTTAATTTCAAATTTTCTATTCTGGATTCAAGTTCGGTATTAGCGTCCATTATAATATATGAATAAAAATATAATTAAATAGAAACAGAAATAATAAACATATTTAAAAAAATATAAATCAAATATTGTTTTAAATAAGATAATAAGATAATAAGATTTTTGAATATTATTTATGATGCATATTATCTATAAATTGTAATACTAGATTATTTGTAATGCGTATTCACATGCCATTTGTTCTGCTTTTTTTTTAATCTTGTGAGTACCTGAAGCAAAGTGTACTAATACGTGTCCTTTTTCTTGACAAATTTCATGGATTTTTGTAAATGACTTGATATCATTATAGTTAATTGCTGTTTTATAATCTACTTGATATATTTCTTTACCTAAACATAAATAAACCCCCATAGTATAGCCAATATCTATATCATGTTGTATTTCTAAATAATCCGGTGTTGTCTTGAATTCTTTTTGAATCTTTACTTGTAATATGTTTTTATAATTGTCATCATTCTTTATGAGAGATATCCAGTCAATGTGTCTCTCAAAAACAGCTTCTATAAATTTCTGTGCCATTTGGAACCCGGGTCCCGTAACAAATACATTCTCAAACCATTTACCCTCATCATGTACTGTTATTTTATTAAAATCAAGAAACAGTGCACCTATGAATGCTTCAAATAAACAGCCTAATTTTTTTAGATTTGTTCTAGTACGTTTTTCTTCCGCATGTTTAGAAATAATAAACCATCTATGCAAACCCATATCGAGTGCAAGTTTTCCGATTGATTCATTTTTTACAATTGCTATTTTTTTCTCTGTCATAAATCCTTCGTTCTCTTTAGGAAACCTTCGATATAAGTAATATTTGGTAACACATTCTAGTACTCCGTCGCCGAGAAATTCTAGACGTTCGTTTGACTTTGTTCGGAGAGGCATACAATTGGATGGCTGAGGCATTATTTTTATATTTTCTCTTGCATTTTCAAGTTGTGGGCGTTTTGTATAAGAAGCATGTATAAATGCACGACGATAAAGTTCAAAGTTATGAAGTTGTGTTGGTATACCATAGGATGAAAGAATAGATTGAACTTCGCTCAATGTAATCTCTCTATTCTCTGGATTATATGGATTGAAGATATATCCATCTTCGCATTGAATAATGTCAGCATCATTCAATATATTTTTTCCTTGAGTATTTTGCGAAATTTGTTTTGTATTTAATTTAGGAGAATTAGAAGGTGAATTTTCAGAACTTTTTGACATTTACGTATGTTTATTTGAACTGAGAGTGGTAAGAATTAGAGAAAACTTAGTGATGTATTATTATTATATTTTAACTTTAAATGATTTCAATTTATTTTATAATCAAATAAAAATACTAAACAAAAATAACATAATATTAAATTGTATATTTGAGGATTTTTATATTTAGCATATATATAAAAAACAAAATGGTTGGAATGAATGTTACCGGTGGTAAGAGAACTAGATCTTCCGAGTCTCTTACCAATAGAGGATGTATCTTTGGAAGCATGGCTGGAATGCCTCCCACCGTAGGTGTTCCTGCAAGTCTTGTTCACACGTATCAACGTGATACAAATTATTGTAACTTTTGCATTCCTGTAGGATGCAAAGCTGGTTTTGCATATATGAAAGCACATGGTTTGATATTTAGCAACAAAGCTGGTAGTGGTGGTATCGGCAGAATTCACTCATCTCCTGGTATCAACAGGCTTATTGGAGGAGGCAACCAAACTTTTATTTAAGACTTTTTTCTATATTATTAATATTTAATTTAGTATAATCTTGAAATATAATTTTTAAATATAATATTACAAGATTATATAATTGTATCGTAAATATGAGAAACGGACAACGTAGTAGAAATGGAAGATCGGCGATGGCTCGGCGAGTATTGTTTAGTGGACCAGGATCTGCCGATGGTCTTTATGCAAATACGCGTAATGGTGGTGGCACTAAAAAAGGAGGTGCACAACCATCTGCAACTGGTTTTATGATTCCTTTCGCACAAAGAAGTCAGATTGCTGTACCAGCATTAAATGCTAACTATTTGTTTAACTTTAGACAGTACTATAACCCACCTAAGAATGGTGGTCCTCTTTTGTAACAAGGTCTTTATTATTGGGTCTGTATAACCCAAGTTTATACAAGTTTATTCCATTTTATTAAATAAATAGAATAAACAATTTAGAAACGCACTGTTATATTATTCATACTAGCATTTACATTTAACCACCTTAGTTTAGCTTAGCTTTGCGTTAGGATGATCATAAAACTCGATAACAGAGAATGTGATTTGATACCACTTATTGAACGGCGCGTTGAAGCGATATCTATTTTAGAAGGGGAAGAGTGTAATAAAAATTCAAAAACTTCTGTAAAAAATAAGTCACCATCTAAATCTATGCGCGGAGACTTGCGAAATAATGGATGTTTAGTACCTTTGCATATTTTTCAGAATGTGGATGTTGTAGGCGATGCTAATACGGATGTCACAGGAGACGCGGGAGAAATAGAGAAAATCCACAAAATAAAAAAAATACAGCTCCCAATAGGAGATGTTGTATTAGAAGATAATTTGGGAAATACTATACTTATATTTGAAAGAAAAACATTGTATGACTTGGCTGCAAGTATTAAAGATGGGAGATACAACGAACAATCATTTCGGCTAGATAAAGAAAACATACATAATCATAATATTGTCTATATTATCGAAGGAGATATAGAAAGATATAACGAGAAACGAGGTCGTATAGTGAAAAAAGTTCTTATAAGTAGTATGTTCTCGCTAATGTATTATAAGGGATTTTCTGTAATGAGAACAAATTCTATATGCGAGACAGCAGATGTTATTGTATATTTTGCGGATAAATATGAAAAAACGCGCAATATTGATAAAAATCGAAGAGCGTATTATAGTATATGTGATAATCATCTTATTCAAAACAAAAATGTAGTATTAGAATCCAGCACTGAAACGTGCGATCAGGTAGTAGTGACAAAGAATATGAGTAAAGCTGTAAGAATGGGATCTGAAAATAAGTCTGATGACAACGACAACGAGAATGAGGATGAGAAATATTGTAGTGTTTTTAAAAGTCATAAGGAAAAGAATGAATATATAACACCGGATAATATAAGCATAATAATGTTATCATGTATTCCAGGGATAAGTTCAAAAATAGCAACTCAAATTATGCGTGAATATAAGACAATAAAAAATCTCTTATATCAACTCGATAAAGATGCAAATTGTTTAAATACGTTTATGATAAAAACCGAAAAAGGTACATTACGAAAGATTAATAAAACATGTGTTGATAATATTAAAAAGTTTCTTGTGAATAGTACCAGTGGTGAATAATTAATAATTAATTATTAACTGATATTGCCACATTATTGTCTCTATAATAACCAGCGTCAATTAGCGCTTGTGTGAAATCTGCACCACCCCAATTTGGATCCATAGGGTTTGGGCTTAAACCTGTAGTTTGGGCAATATAGTCTAACATCATATCTGGAGTAAATTCGCCTTGGTCTATATTTGAAGCGTCATATCCAGGATACGAGTTTACATTATATGGTGGATCATCACGTGATGCATCGAGGAGTTTAGTAACATTTGGCATAGTTTGTGGCGGTGCACTACGATTGCTCGGTCTTGATGGAGGTAACCCACCTTGTAAATCCATTGGTCCTGGGCGGATTTTATATGATTCTCCTCCTTGTGCGTCCATTGATTGTTGTAAAAATAAAACAGGACATATTAAGCCTGTAGAACGTTGCCACTGTAGGAATTCTGCGTATTCCTCTAAATTATTAAAAATAACTGGATTTACGCCTGGTACCATTGTTTTTTTAGAGTTATATAAATATAGTTGTGCACCTTTTTGTATAAGAATATTTGGACAGGAAGTATCTCCGGAAGAAGACATTGTTAGTGCCTCTTTAAAATCGGCAGATGTATAGTTTAATACAAAATATGTAAATATTACAAATAAAATTAATATTATTAATTTTGTTGAATACATTTATTACTATATATTATATACTATATAAATTATATATCATGCAATAAAATAGTTTGTTATTTTGAAAAATATTGTCTAAATTTAATATATAGATATATAGATTTTATGGATAATACACCGATTATTCTGTCTGAAAACGATATTGCTTCGTTAAAAGGTAAACATGGTGTTGTTCTTTTTTACATGAATGGTTGTAATCCGTGCAATATGATAAAACCTCATTGGAATAAAGCTATCGAAGAGTTAAAAAACGATGTTGGGGAAGAAATAATATTAGGAGCAATTGAAAGAGATAAACTAAATAGTTTTAATAATCATATTAATGTTAATCGGCACGTTAATGGATTTCCTACTATTTTATATTTGCATCCGTCTAATCATAATTCACCGGAAGTATATAAAGGCAATCGCGAGCATAAAGATATTAAGGAGTGGATAATAGAAAAGAAGAATAGAAGCAGTGGGGCAAAAAAACATATTGAAAAAAAAAGATCGAATAGTCGCGGTTATCAGGGTGGTGGTGGCGGCAGTAGAGGTAGCAGTAAGCGCCGACGCAAAAGTAGACGACGCACTAGTAAAAGGCGTTCCGGTTCACGTATGTATAGACGACGAAAAGGTATGCGAAAGACAAAGACGGCTAGAATGAGTAAACGCAGACAAAGTGGTGGTGGTTGCGGTTGTGGTAGCAGTAGTAGTAATGGTAGTATATTTGATTTTTTAAAAAGCAAATCAAAACAACAGCAACAAGAACAATAACGTATGTTGGTATTTTTAATTTATGTAATTGTCATAAATTAAAAATTGAAATTATTAAATAGAATAATAACATATACAGCATTAAAAAAGGCACACATATCAAATGTTGGAAAGTGAATTAAAGCATCGCGCGAATGTATTATCCGCGCTTCAAGAAGAGGCATCAAGACAGGTAGATTCAATTACGAAAGTTGCTGATCTTGGTAAAGATAGCGCTGACGACTGTTATTATTATGGATGGTATTCAGAGGAAATACAAAATGACCGCATCAAAATGCAAAATGGCAAAACAGTAGTGCATAAGTTCGGGAGGTGTACGATCACTCCTCCTGCGTATACATATTGGTATCAAGGGGGTAAAAAAGTTCTTGTTACGGATGTGACTTTGAATGCGGATATTCAAGAGCGACATGAAAAATCGGGTGCAATATTTTTGGGAAAACTCGATAAATACATTGGTCGTTCATATACAAAGTTGTAGGTGTTAGTGTTGGTGGGTTAGGTTATGCATATATTTTATTTATTTTTTAACAGTACGATTATGTCTATGTTTTTTTGATCTGGAATGTTTGCTCCCTCCTTTAAAAGGTTTATTTGTTACATTTGTTGTGGAAGATTGTCTGCGAAGTGCTGTTCCTGTTGCAACGCATATAAAGAATTCACGCATTTCAGTAAGAGAAATTTCTATACCTGCTACCGCATCAGCGTTAGGATACTTTTCTTTTGTATATTTTTCAAGTTCTTTTACTGCTTCTTCATAAACATCGTCTACTTTTTTGTTTATAGCAGTATTTTTTCCTCCAAGTATACCGGTTATATTTCCTAAAATATCTCTAAAAAAAGAAACGGAATGTACTATTGTTCCTCTTACTAGTCCGAGTGGTGTGTACTCATTTTGATTATAGTTATTAACTGTAGTTAGTAGCATAATTCGTAGTAGACTAAGTGTTATATATTATATATATAATTTATATTTTTCTTGGATTGAAAATTGAAACGAAAAATGATGTTATATGTAAATGTACGACAATAAGAACAATAAAAATCACCCCCATTTCAAGATGCAGACGCAGAACATCAGCGATGTACCTTCTATTGAGAACATCTCGAACGTATCAGGAAATGATGCGAAAAAGCGTCTTGTTTTCAAATTAAAGAAAGAAATTGCGAATAACGACATTGTGTTGACTCGCAATGAAATAGAAGCTGAAAAAAATAACAATAACATATATCATCGTGATCGAGACGATGACAAGGGAAAGAATGTATCATTAATAAATATAAATAATCAAGTATATACGAATGAAACCAGCGGTACAGATGTTCCTGCTCCCGCTCCCACTCTCACTCTCACTCCTCCAGTGGTTGTGAAAACAAAACCAAAAATCGGTTTAAAAAAGGTGCCCAAAGGCGAAGAATCGGTGAAGGCACAATGTGATGAAACTACCGAGAGGGATAAGTTGAATGAATATTACTATAGACATCGCGAACAGAAACTTGAATATCAGAAGAAATATAATAAAGAACGAGAGGATAAGATAAAAGACTACAATAAGGACTACTACAACAAACAGCGTGAGAAAATTCTCGCAAAAGCCAGGACGAAAGTTATGTGTGAGTGTGGATGCGAGGTTCAGTTATTTAACATGAATTGTCACAAAAAGACAAAAAAACATCTTCGTCTTGTTGAAGCAAAAGTTGCACTGTTGACTGCTATTGCGCCCGCAGATGCAACCTAAGAACACGTTTTAAAGCCTTAAAAACTAATATCTTGTTTTTACTGTTTTATTTTTAGGGTTTTTTAGCAATTTATTTTTTTTGAATGATTTTGGTTTAATATGTAATTTTAGATTTTGTTTATCAATGGCGTCTTTATGATGATTGTGATCTATATCGTTTGCATCTTTATCAAAAAAATCTTTCATATGTTCTAGCATTTTTTTACTAACAATCACATCCATTTCTTGCTCTTCTTTACTTTTTTCGGTAATATTATATTTTAAATTAGATATCATAAACTTACGGAAGTCATCTTTATTTGTTATATCTTTTGATAAGGGAGAATTCATAAAACGATCAACGAGTTCTACGGATGGGATATAGTGTTTATATCCTCTTACGTGTATATAGTATACGCTATCATCTTCCATTTTGGGGTGAAATAAATCATCTACAAAACATATTTCTATATCGCGTGGTAGTTTTGTACATCGGAAAAAATCGTCGACTGTTTTATCATGCGTGGTGCGATTAATTTCGAATATTTTACCATTTATTTTAAATGCGGATATGATTTGTTCGAATATTTTGGATTTTAGTTTCGTTTCAAAATATCGCGCTATATGTTCAACCCACGCTCTTTCGCCACTGTTATTTGTATATATCATTACTGCTTTGCATAGGTTATCTTTTTTTTTCTGAAGTAGGAATTTCAGAACATTTGTAATATATGGGCGTAAAAATTCAGGATACAAGTCTAATAATTCATTGAATATACTATATGCTTTATTTGAATTGTTAAAATAGTCATCGAGTAGTGTACAAAATGAGCCTAATTCTACGAAAGATCCAAGTGTTTCATCTAAATCAAATACTACTACTTTTTTGTTTTTTTTACTTGTTTTTATATTTGTATTTATGTTTGTAATAGTATTTGTATTTAATAATTTAGGCATTTAACAATATAAAATATGAGTATATATTTTTATATTTGAAATATATCATTTGAAAATATAGTATTTTGAATATTTTTATCTAAATTTAATATAACTTAAGTATAACAGTATACTAATGGGTCTTTTAAAAAAAAATGACTACATAAAAATATTAAATTATTATGATATACCAGTTTTACCGACAGATAGTTCTAAAACAATAAAATCTAAAGCAGAAAAAATATTAGCTGAAAAATTATGCAAATGTATTAAAAAAGTTAAAAGTTCGGACAATGAAACTATGAGCGAGAGTGATGCGGAAGAGTCAAAAGCAATCGGTGTCTGTACTGATTCTATTTTTCGACGAAAAGGTCTTCGTCATGGTAAATTTACGTGTAAAAAATCTGCTAGACTTTTAAGATTCCCTGGGCAAAAATACTCCTTGAAAAAACGAAGTAAATATCTTTCAAGGAAACAAAAACTTAGACGAATGATGATGACAAGAAAAAATAGTAATATTTAAAAAGCATTATACTACAATTAATTTGTTATGTAGGTAACAAATTAATTTAATTTAATTTTTTATCTAAAAAAAACACTCTAATGCTTTAGATTTAAGCGCTAGGTTTGGTCTGACGAGGCTTCTTTGGGGCACGAGGAGTTGACGGAACTGCACTGGGTTCGCTACTGGTTGTAGGATGAGATGCCTTGGGAGTGGACTGAACAGGCGCATCTTGTGCTGACTGCTCGCGTCTCTCGGTATGACGCTCGGGGCGCTCGGTACGTTCACCACGAGGACGATAGTAACTCTCACGAGTGTCTTGTTGAGAACGGCGAACCAACATCCACTCGCCTCCTCCGCGGCTGCTTCCACGACGATCATAACCACCGCGGCCTCCGCGAGAATAACCACCTGAACTACCACCGCGACCATGAGAACTAGAAGGACGCCGACTTACACCTTCGCCTCCAGTGCGATCTTGTGACGCACGCTGCTCATGTCTAGTCTCGCAGAACAACTTTCCTCCCTTAACGCCACGAACATCTCCAGCTTGAAACTTGTGCTCACCTGACTCCATGCTGACAACCGAAAACTCCACATACTCACCTTCTACCAAATAACGGTACTGCTCCTGACTTACCGTGACCGCCGAGTGGTGAACAAAGACCTCGCTAGCATCCTTGAACTGATCGTTGCCGCCAACGACTGAAATAAACCCAAAACCTGTCTTGTTATTAAACCACTTCACGCGCCCAGTAAGACGAACAGGGGCTGATGTAACAGAAGAACTCGCAGAACTCATTGTAATGACTGATACTATAATATGTGTAGTGGCTTTAAGTATATTTTGAGAAATATTTATTATTAATCATATATTTGACATAATTTACGATTTTTTATATTATAATATTTTAATTAAATTCTTGCATTGTCGTATCATGTAAGAATAGTCAGGTTTTTCCTCAAAATCTAAAGTGTAAGAATAGTCTAGTAATTTTTTAAATAAATAAGGAATACCTTCGCATAATTCTGCGGTTGTAACTTTTGATTTTACGCTATATACTAATTGATCTTTTGTTCGCGTATCTCCTTTTTTTGCCACAAGACCCATCCAGGGAAGGTTTCCTTTAATAAGATAAATAATTACATACATTATTGATACTATATCATCACGACGCGAATATACATCACCCTCGTGTATATTGAGACTGATATATCTTATCGTACCGACAATTGAACGATTGTGTGTATTTTCAACGTGATTTGTTCCCTTCATATAAAATTTTGAAAGCCCAAAGTCTATAATGTGTAGTTTTTTTTCTTCACCCAATATTTTAAACATAAAATTATCTGGCTTGATATCTCTATGTACTATACCTGCATCGTGTATACGCCATATAATTTCCAGCATAGATATTAGATAATTAGTAATATCTTTTATATAAGGTTTTATTTCGTTTTTATCTCCTGTATCAACCGCTGCAGATTGTTGAGATGACGACGACAATGATCTTGGTGTTTGTGCAGTATCAATTGTCGAACAATCATTTACAGCATCTACGCTAGATAACGCATGAGCGGTATCATTACTATTTTTATTATAATCAGAATCATTCAGTAAATTGTGAGGTAATGGCGGAGATGTAAGTGATGGTGATCGAGAATGTAAAGGCGATAAATCATTTTCACTTTGTCTACTATTTTGTGTCGTTAATACTGCATTAGTATCTGAATTTTTAATTGCCACTGATTCATTTGAATATAATTCTTTTAACTTTGCTACTTCCTCGCAAAGAGTATGCGAAAATAAATCCATGACAATTATATTTTTATTTGATTCTGTTCCATAATAACGCAGTTTTACAACACCCGGTGTACCTGATAAATGATTTAATATTTTTGATTCCCATAATAGTGTAGTAATATTTGCGGTAGTTGCTTCATACTTTATCGCGACGGCTTCACCAGATATAACATTTTTCCCTCTATGAACAGAACCAAAACTGCCGGAACCGATCTTCTTTTCGAATATATATTTTTTATTTATTAATGTTCGGTGACGGTATTTTTCAGGGATATTATTTTCTGTATTTTCATTTGGAATGCTATTTTCTAATAAAACGGGAGTATTATCTTCGGACATTCGTGGTGTGGGTTATATCTAGTTGATGTGTTGACGAGGTAGTGAAAATTACTGTTATATATAATATTGTGCAATATTTGTAAATCAATTTTATAAAATAACTATAACTATAAATAAGATAATATCAGTTTAGATACAATTTTTACTTATATATTTTAAAAATAATGGTAAGATTATTATGCGAATATTTTATAAATGTTAAGTGTATTTATGCACGGTAAATCTATATGTATATTAATGACTATATAAAATTGATATAAATATAATTAAAAAATATGTTATAAGTATATACAATGTTAACGTGGAACACTCGACGCAGTAATATAGGATTATTTAATTTAGTATTATTTGTTGGACTATATAATACATCAGTTAGTGCAATACCAATTAATGCCGTTGCAAGTTATGAGGGTATAAAGTATCCAATACATGTTGCATGTGAATGTATATTTACACTTTATGTAGATGGTGTATATGTTGGCGAAGGTAATAAGGAAAATTACGATCCAAAGTACGGGTCAACAGAATGGAATGATACAAAAAAATATTATCCAGTAATACGCGAGAACGAGCCAAAAATAATAGCATTTAATGGAATGGGTGGACAATATCCTGTATTTCCGAATGGTTTTATTATGGATATGAATGAGGGTAAAGACTACACAAAATACAATGAATGGAAGTGTAAAGATTTTTCAAAAACCGTTGAGAAGACTCCTCCGTCAAATTGGTTTACTTATGATTATGATGATAGTGACTGGAGCGTTTCGACATCTTATGGTGCAAATTATCAGAATAATAGTTTTCAAATGTTTGAAACTCCTAGATACTTTATAACATTGAATGCTGAATGGTTGTGGACGGAGACAAATTCAGATGCAGTTATATACTGTAGAAAGAAGAATCCAAATACACATACTTTACTGATTCCAACAACAGTGCCTCCAACGACGACACACCCAGCAACAACGAGTGCAGCGCCAACACATGTGGAAAAGAAAGTGCATACGACTGTACTACAAACGACACACCCAGCAACAACAACTGCAGCGCCAACACATGTGGAAAAGAAAGTGCATACGACAATGCCTCCACCAACGACACACCCAGCAACAACAACTGCAGCGCCAACACATGTGGAAAAGAAAGTGCATACGACAATGCCTCCACCAACGACACACCCAGCGACAACGACTGTGGTGCCAACACACGTGGAAAAGAATGTGCATACGACTGTATCGCCAACGACACACACCGCAACAACGAGTGCAGCGCCAACACATATGGAAAAGAAAGTGCATACAACTGTATTGCCAACGACTGCAGCGCCAACACATGTGGAAAAGAAAGTGCATACAACTGTATTGCCAACGACTGCAGCGCCAACACATGTGGAAAAGAAAGTGCATACAACTGTATTGCCAACGACACACCCAGCTACAACGACTGCAGCGCCAACACACGTGGAAAAGAAAGTGCATACGACTGTATTGCCAACGACTGTGGTGCCAACACATGTGGAAAAGAAAGTGCATACGACAATGCCTCCACCAACGAGACACCCCGCAACAACGACTGCAGCGCCAACACACGTGGAAAAGAAAGCGCATACGACTGTATTGCCAACGACTGCAGCGCCAACACATGTGGAAAAGAAAGTGCATACGACTGTATCGCCAACGACACACCCCGCGACAACGACTGCGGTGCCAACACATGTGGAAAAGAAAGTGCATACGACTGTATCGCCAACGACACACCCAGCGACAACAACCGTCGCATCAAAGCCACTGCACATTGAAACTCATAACCCGAAAGAAACACACATTGAAAAGATAATAGTACATACAACCGTACCACCAACGACACACCCTGAAACAACTGATACCAAAAATTATAACATAGTAATATCACCGCGAATAAAAATAATAATTAACCAAATAAAACGCTCTCATGCGCGCTCTAATATACATATATCATCCCTTTTACAAAAGATCAAACTTTATCACGATGATTTAAAACTATATAAAAAATTATTATTCATTCGTCTTCATTTACAACATCACTATAAAACAATTATTCGTTACGCTTTACATGAATATCACCTAAACAAAAAACCTCATACCGTAAAAGTACCACAATTTGTTAAAACACTTCGAAAACTAAATAACATGATAACGCAGATAGAACATAATATAAAATTTATTAAAGGTAATCACAAATATATCCTTTTGAATATATTGGAAAAACTAAAAATTATGTACAAAAAAGATACACGCAAGTATTTAAGATACTTTATGATACATAATATGAAAAAATATCATGACGATACAATGATAATATAATCACAATATTGCGACAAACTTATGAGAATATAATACGATTTATTATAAATCATATTATATATTATATTATATACGACCTAAAAATATCATACTATATTATATAAACATATAGTATTCTCACATATTTACAACGATGCCCTCTACTTATAAAAAGAATACTACACTAGAAGAACGTAGATTGAAATCACACAAAATGACAACAATGTACCCCGATCGTTTACCTATTATTATTGAAATGAGTCCATCTTCCGCCAGTTATAACCAATATACCAACCCAATGCCCAAAATTAAATATCTCGTACCTCGCGACATAACTATGGGGCAATTTGTTAAAATTTTTAGAGAAAAAATAAAAATAGACGCATCTACAGCATTATTCTTCTTTATCAATAATAAACTTTTTCCTATGTCTTCACCTATAGGTAATGTATACGACTCTGACAAAGATGAAGACGGATTTTTATACATTGAATTCTGCGAAGAGTCTACATTTGGATTTAATATAGATATAACACCATATTACACTGCATAATTCACACCATAATATATATCAGTATAAACATATCTTTATAACAATATAAACATATGTCGGATAATATATATAACATTCGTATTAATAAATACACATTTTATCAAGCTATTTATATATAACCAAACACAACATTCAGATATACCCATAAATATGCCAAATCTTTCCCCATTAGAAAAACTTTCACTTTTTTTAAAAAATAAATTACCTAATATTTTTAATAATACTTCAAAGTATACTACCGAATTGGATACAAACCAAAATAACAATATGACACAGCCTGTTGTTTCTATACATTGTAACGATACAAAAAACTCGGACGACTCCAACGACTCATGCGGATCTACAGAAATAATAGATTGCGTAACGCCTATTGATAAGACATCCACAAATAATCGTTCAAAGTATAATAACTATTATACCGATATAGATAACATATTAAATGACGATGACGAATATAATTGCAATAACTTGCCATCATTAAATGTTAAAGACGATATGATTATATTAACAGTTATTGGGGATATGATCGATAACATTATCACTACATTTTATCAAAAATATGATAACAGAAAAATGACATTATATTTTGTAGATTACTATAATACACAATTAAACTATAATTCGTGTTGTTCTATTATGACACCCTATACTTATGCAGATATGTGTAGATATATAACAGGGATTACTTATTTAGACTTTATTATACTTGATAGACTGCGTCTTATAAAATCATATAAAGGCGGAATAAGTGCAAATAATATGTATTTAGGTGTATTTAAAACCGATAACTTTATTATAAAAATTGATAATATGTTAGATCCATTTACGGCTGATTTATGCGTTATGAATTTCTTGGGTAAAGGTATTATTCCTGAACATAATATAGTTCTCCCATATTATGTAAAACTGTATAACAATAATGTTAAAACAAATATGAATTTTAGCATACAACCTAGAATACATAACTCATTGACATTACATGATTGGATAAGTATATATAATAATAAAAAAATAGATATTTCAATATACATTAAAATATGCATAAACATTTCTAAATCTATATTATTTTTACATTCTAACCATATCGTACATGGCGATATTAAACCTGCCAACATTCTTATAGAAAATGTAACAAATAAGGCATATATCATTGACTTCGGTTTAGCTGGTCTTCATAAACTATCTGACGGTACCGGTGGGACAAAGCCTTTTTGTTGCCCTGATACAGCTAATGTTTTTAATGATAATGAGGATAAATATGTATGGACAAAAAATGATAAATATTACGATCTTTGGTCTATCGCTTTCATATTTGCAACTATAATTATTTTTAGAAAATGTTATAATAGATATGCTGACTATCCTAGTGATTTTTTTGATGCTGACAAATACGTAAACTCATATTATTTGCATCATATATCTCCACAGTACAGAAACGCTTTTATATCCGTTCTTTGCAAAGATAATGATAGGTTGATAAATCTCGATAATTTTATTCGTCAACTTGAAGCAAGTAATACAAAATAAGAATTATCTGTCTTTTAATTCAACTGTTTCTATTGTTTTTATTGTTTCTACTATTTCGCTTCCAATATCGTTCTTTAAAATACTACTTGTAGCCATGCTATCTTGTATATTGTATATGGGTTTATTGTTTATATTATCATCCTTATTATCAATATTATTTACTTTATTTTCATCAGATACTGTTAAATCGTTTGTCTTTTCATCATTTTTCTTCTCTTTAACTACTATCCTTTTTGCTATTACACGTTTTGTATTTTGTCTTTGTAAAATACGCATAAATAAATGATCCGATATTGATAATGTACTCATGTATGTCTTATATTTAAATACACATATTGATGTATTTGATTTTACAAATTTTATACTATACCACCAATATGCAGGTATATGTATAAGTTGGCCAGGCATTAATGTAACATCAATACTACGTAACTTATTAAAGTCAGCTTTATATTGCTCTTGTACATTCCACGGATTTACAGGTGATATAAACTCAAAATTTTCATAATCATTAATAGCATATAAATACTTTGTAGACTTGGGAGGAAGCAACCTTACTATAACTTTTCCATGTGTTACGAAAAAATAATTTCTATAATTAATTTCATATCTAAGAGGCGTTTCGGTATTTAATGATGCAAACATTACATCATATATACACGATGAAACCATAGGTGGTCTCAAAAACATATCATTATGTTGAAAATATTTTATCATACCTGTCTCCTCTAAAAAGTCTGCATTCCTTTCACTAATATACTTTGATTCTTTATCTTTCTTAAATAGTTCAACCACGTCGCTAATTGCTAAAGGAACATATAATTCTGTTTCGTCATCATATTCTTTTACATTTCGTATTCTAATATCAAATGCATTATAATTTGCTTTTACGTTGTTAAAATTGCACATCTCCATCAAACTGTTATTTGCAAAATAAGTAACAACAGGTTGTCGAATATCACACACTTCTTCTAACTTGTCTTTCGACGGTTGTGCTATCTCATATATCTCTAAATCATCGCACTTTTTTAGATGAAAATATACATGCAAATATATGAATAATACAAGACAAAAAACTACTACAGCTATTACTTCTTTCATTTTATTATACTGTTATTGGCGTTTACTACTTTATTTTTATAGTATTTTTTGAGAATTTTTACTCATTATTTATTTTTTTAATATTTACATTTAATGTTTAATTTTTGTATTAAACATTAAAACATACTCTACTTTATTTTACTTTACTATGGTGTTGTTTTAACTACCAGCGTAACACCGTCTGTCTCTCCTTCTCCCTCTTCCTCTTCCTCTCCCTCTTCCGCGCCCTCATCACATTCTTGTGTGTACTCAGTTTCATTTTTATCGCCATCGTTTCCTGGTATATAAACACTATTATTCGCATCAATATCCATATTCGGATTATATACATATTGTTCAGTTGTATATGTATTAGTATCTGTATTGGTATTTGTATCTAAATTTTGTATGTATGTATTCTCCACGCCATTATATGAAGGTAAACCATTATTTAGTAATTTCATAACAAGACCCGATAATTCATTTAGAGTCTTTTGTTGCGAATTAATTAATAACCTCAATGACTCATTTTCTTTTTGTAAAGGCTCGATCTGATTAATAATATCAGACAGATTTGTATTTGTCAATATATTATCCACAACTTTTGAAATAAAGTCGGAATCATCTACTAAACTACCCTTTGATGCATCATCAATTGTATGTGTCGAATTTGATACACTATAGGAGTTCGAACCCTTTTCAACTTTATCAACGCGATTCATAACTCCTTGTAATTTAATTGACAATTCGTTTAATAGAATATCTTTGTGCAACAGGTCGTCGTGGTGTAATTTAAATAGTATATTTGGAGGAAGAGGTCCTCCGGATGGCAAACATGGTAGCCCAGCAGCGCTCATAGGTAAATCCCGAAGACTAAGACCATTTATTTGTGACATTGCATGATTATGTATAACAGAATTTACAGCATATGGTTCAGTGCTTGGTGCCTCTGAAGACAGCGGTCTTGTAGCAATTGGCGGAGGCATACTTGTATTTTGTTTTTGAAGCGTAGGTTGTACTGCAGGGGCGGATGCTCCCATTCTTTGTTGTAACTGTCGAATCAACTGTTGCTGTACTTGCGGCTGTAGTTGTCGGAAATTCGCAGGTAATCCAGGCGGTAAACCATTTACACTTGCATTCATAGGTGGTTGTCCTTGCGGTGAACCCATAGGAGGTGGTACACCTCCACGTCTCCTTTTTGCTGCCGATAGTGATGCGCTATTACTCATTTAGTAATTATTATATATTTCTTAGTAATAGTATTTTAAACCTTTTTATACGCAATCATTATTTATAATAATTCCTAAATATGGGATGAATTTTCACGTACTAAAATATTAAAATTATGCAACCATTTTCATTGATATTATTTCGTGACTTTTATAGTTTATTATTTTTATGTCATCTATTTTATAATTTTCGATTTTCTCCCGTTTCTCACATATCTCTATTTTCGGGAACTCATATGGCGTACGTTCCAATTGTTTCATGAGAGGTTCAATATGTTCTTGATAAATATGCGCATTTCCTAAATGATAAACAAATTCATGTGCCTGTAGTCCACAATGTTTTGCAATTAAATGCGTTAATGCAGAATAACTTGCAATATTAAATGGTACACCAAGACCAACATCGCCACTTCTTTGATAAAGAGCACAACTTAATTTATTGCCATCGTGTACGTTAAACTGGCATAAAATATGACAAGGAGGTAGTGCCATTTCATCTAATTGACATGGATTCCATGCACTCATAATCATGCGACGACTTGTTCGTGTTTCGGGATTTTGCAATTGTTCAATTATTTGTTGAAGTTGATCTACTCCTTTATTGCTATAATCCGCGTCACAGTTAGAATATGTTGCATTAAAATGTCGCCATTGATGTCCATACACGGGTCCTAAATCTCCTTCGCGATTATTAATTAATCCTCTACTATCTAAAAACTCTCGCGATCCATTTGCGTCCCATATATGTACTCCATCATCTTGAAGATGTGTATTATTTGTATCTCCACGTATAAACCACAATAGCTCTTTTAAACATGTTTTCCATGCAGTCTTTTTTGTAGTTAATATAGGAATCTTTCCATCTGTTAATGAAAATACCATAGATGCACCAAACACAGATTTAGTAAAACCGTTACGCCCCTTTTCAAGTACTCCTGTTTCTATAATATCATGAATAAGATTTAAATATTGATATTCTTCGTGAAATACACAACCAGATGGTGAACGACATGGATCAAAATCTTTATCATCATTATTTTTTGAATGATATGCAGGTGACATATTAAATTTAGCAATTCTTTTTAGCATAAT